GAAAAGTTTCATATTGCATCACGCGCACCTTGTGTGCCATCATAGACATCTTATGCAAAGACGGTTGTCGGTTGAATAGAACATAATCACCGTTTCTAAGATGACGATCCACAATATCACCGTATTTCAACGCAATATTTTCCTTTTTGAGATTTTTCAACCTAATTGTACGATAACCGTTCCCGTCGTTCTTTCTTATGTATTTCGCACCAGGATATGTGTCGTTACCATTATACACCAATTTATACATCTCGTCTATATTATACTCGTTCACAATCTCGGGGAATGTGAGATTCATCGCAATCTTAATAGGCACTCCCAACTCATCAATATCAATGTTCGGATCAGGTGTGATGACACTTCTTGCTGAAAAATCAACACGCTTTCCCATCAAATTACCTCGTATACGACCCTCCTTAGACTTCAATCGCTCGGTCAACGATCTCAACGGACGACCGGTTCTTTGTTTCGCCGGAGGGATACCGGGCAACTGATTATCCACAAAAGTCGCGATATGAAACTGCAACAAAATGTACCAATAATCTATCTGATCTGGGTTAGTCGAATCTTTCTCTATTTTTTGTTTTAATGTGTTGTTCGTTTTAATGATATCGCACAGTTTGTGTGTCAAATCGTCCTCACAACGCTGACCCGTATCGTTTCGAACACTCGGTCGTACACTCGGAGGAGGTACTGAGAAGGTTTGACAAATTAGATTTTCTGGTCTGTTAATAGTATGAGGAAAACCAAGAATGTTCGCGTCGTCGTCCGTAATGCGTTTTAATATAAGTAAAATATCCTCTGCGTTATACACATTTTTCTTGATTACATCATCTTCCTTCCATTCCATAATAATTTTCCCAATGTTTTCTTTGATGGTCTTGTGAGGCAATTTCGCCCCACAACCATATTTGTTCTCTTGACCACAGCGCTTGATTTTAGAACAACACTTATACACAAACTCAAAGCGTTTTTGTCTAGAAAACTTCTTGTTGATCATCTTTTGTAACATCGGATTCTCCGGATCCATCAACAATCGCGAACATCTGAAACACACACACTTCAAAATCTTTCTTACAATGTCGAAAAACTGGATATAAAACACCGGTTTCGCTAAATTAATATGTCCAAAATGACCCGGACAAAATGTGTTCTTCTGATTGCAAGTCTTACATATTTTATCATTTTCAATAACTCCCATACGACTGTCAAACAATCCTCCTATAATCGGATCATTTCCAGAATAAGTGTCCGTTGACACTATTTCACAAACCGATTTTTTTTCTATCTCCTCAGGACTCATTATTGTAAATTGAATCGCCTTTATTGTCTCAATGTCATTTTCAAAGGAGAGCTCTTTATAAATGGACATTGTTGTTTAGATTACTATAATATTTTTCTTTTTTTAGTTTTTAAATAAAATATCAATTTTTAAAAATTTGATTAAATTTAATTTTTTACTTTCAAAAACACATTTATCGTTCTTTTCAATGCCTCAATTCCCTATTACACGCAACTATCAAAGAATTTATAATCTAGTCAAGGCAAACATGTTGGTTATCAACCGAGAAACCCAAACATGTGAAGAAGACTTTAATGAACTTACTAATAATGACAATAAAAAAAGAAAACTGAATCTGATTAACTGTGATATAATTGATTTGGAAAACGAAGAAAACGATTTTGACCTCAACGAATCAGACACCGACTCTGAGATTGACTTGGTTGAGAACGAATATGACAGGGAATATTATGAGAACGAAAACATTGAAGAGATCGAGGAGGACATTGAAGATGACATTGAAGATGACATCGAACATAATAATACTCTGGCAAATAATCCTGATGTTATCGACCTCGTTGAGTTAATAAACAACAGACTTAACAAGACAACTATAAGTTCGTATGAATTAGTCGACAACTTAACTACAGAAGAAGACCAGTATTTCAATAAACTGTCAGAAGAACAACAAGAACATTTCAAAAACATTTACAAAAATATTGTATCTTGCGAACAATCTAATATACCTATTAAATTTCAGATTCTTTCATCGGACATAAGCGATTACATCAAAAATATCGCTCTTCAAAAGCACGACATCCTTTCGACTATACAAGACAGCTCTAGTGGAGAATATCACAAATTACACAACTGGATTACCAACCTTTGTAAAATTCCCTTTGGAAAATTTGTGAATATGCCCGTATCACACGACAGTTCTCCTAAAGAAATCAAACAATTCCTTATCAACACTAAAACCACTCTTAACAACGAGGTTTACGGACATCTTGATGCAAAAAATCAAATCGTAAGAATCGTCGCTCAGTGGGTATCTAATCCGTCATTAAAAGGAAATGTTATCGGTATTCATGGTAATCCGGGTGTAGGTAAAACTACTCTGATCAAGAACGGGGTGTGCAAAGCGCTTAATCTACCCTTCGCGTTTATACCGTTGGGTGGCGCAAACGACAGCTCGTATCTAGACGGTCACTCATACACATACGAAGGATCTTGTTGTGGCAAAATTGTGGAGGTGCTTATGAAAAACAAATACATGAATCCTGTTATATATTTCGACGAATTAGACAAAGTGAGCATGTCAGCAAGAGGTCAAGACATTATCAATGTGTTAATTCATTTAACCGACCCATCCCAAAACAACGCGTTCCAAGACAAATATTTCTCAGACATCGAGTTCGATTTATCTAAATGTCTCATTATATTCACATACAACGACAACAATCTTATTGATCCAATCCTTAAAGACCGAATGATAACCATTCATACCAAAGATTACACTATCCATGATAAACTAGAAATCACCAGAAACCATCTCATCCCAAATATCAAAAAAGATTTCGATATTAACAACATTACGATCACAAATGATGATATCTCTTATATCATAGAAAAAACAACATCTGAAGCGGGAGTAAGAAACCTTAAACGCTCTATAGAATGTATCATTAGCAATGTCAACTTAGAATGTCTTTTGTCAGAAACTTGTAATAAGAACATTACAATAAACAAGTCATTAATTGATAAATATTTGCTGGATAACAAAAACGACATCAATCCATCCATTGCGCATCTCTATACTTGATTATTAAACATAGTAGAATACTCTTTGACCGACTCTTTCATTAAATGTATAATTTGATTTTTACTATTCTCGTTTATCTTTTTCAACATAGAACAACATTCTCCCATATCGGTCCTACATAATGGACAACGATTTCCACACATCACCCATTTCTTCAAACAATAGTTGTGATACAAATGACCACATGATGTAGTCGTACCACCATTTTGTATATCTTCGAAACATATAACACATGTGTTATCCATTGTTGTCAATACTTTCTTGTCCATTGAAAATATACAGTAATTGTTCAATTTTTTAATACCCAAATCCGTCTACGGTAGTTCTGTTATAACCTCTTGTTTGGATTACTTCCTCCTGTTCTTTATCCATACACATACACCCTTTGTCATTAGAGTACATAGACGGACAACACTCCAAAGAAAAGTTACAGGAGTTCATTACTTTTTGACTTTCGTTCATATTCATTTCGTCCTCTAAGGTTGAAAATCTTTCACAAGCACATTTTCTTTCAGATTTAATAAAAAGTAACACAATTATACCCAACAACAAGACAGTCAATATATCATTAAATTCCATTATTTTTATTTTCTAACAATATTTGTTTTCAAATTCATCTCTTATTATTATCTCAATACCCATCTCCTTCGCTTTCTTCTGTTTGGAATTGTTCTCATTCATTTCTTTACACACTAAGTAACTGACCTTATTCGAAATGGATGTTGCTATCTTTCCACCCTTTCTGATCACACACTCTTCAAGTTGTTTGTCACGGAATCCGGTAAACACAACATGTATGTCTTTCATTTCGTTATTTTTTACAACAATCTCTGGTTTCTTTTCAGGAAGAGATTCCTTTGATAAATCGTCCAACTTGTTTCTTACCAAGAACTGTTTGAATCTAGGTAAGGCGTCCATATATTTTTTGGCATATATTTTTCCTATTCCTTCAATAGCGACTATATCATTCTCTGTAAACGATGAGTTTATAGGATATTTTTCGATTATTTTAGATAGATTTTTCTCACCCAATCCTCTTCCAAATATATTGGACGCTACCATATAATCAAGTATGGTCAACTCGTTTCTTCTTTTCTGAATACTTTTGTATAAATTGTCCGCACTCTTTTCTTTAAAACCTTCGATTTTCAAAATGTCGGTCTTAGACAGAGAATACAATTTCGTCAACGAATTTATACCACTTTTATATAATTTGGCAATTACTCCTTTTCCCAAATGATCAAACTTAATTGTGATCAATAAGAACTCAAACTGTTTTCTTTTTACTTCATTCATATCATTTCGATCTTCATTCTCATTTTGTTCAACCATAATATCCGTATTGGTATCGTTCCACACATACTTTCTTTCGGGCATATCCGGTTCAGTAGGAGTGTCTACGGATACAATCTTGGGAATAACATCACCGCTTCGTTCAATCACAATAATACTATCCTTTCCTATATTGTTCGACACTATGAACTTCGCGTTATGACCCGTCGCCTTCTCTATCTTTACATTGTTGATCATCTTCGGTTCGAAATACACCAACGGCTTCAAATATCCATCTTTAGACACATTCCATTCCACCTTTTTAACTTTGGTCAACACTTGATAGTTGTTCTCCTTATAAGCGAAAGCGTGTTTAGGATTTCCCGATTTCACATTCTCGTATTTCACATTCTCACTAACAATGACTCCGTCGATCTCGTATTCGGACTCTTTCTTTCGTTTGTTTAAAATATGACTTACGGTTGATTGATCCAACACTTCCACGAATTCGGTATGAACAACTTTAAACTTTGTATTTTTCAACATCTCGAACTGTTCGCTCGGTTTCAAACCATTGGGTTGAATCACCTCATATACCACAAAGTCGATGTGGTTCTTGAATCTGTCATCGGGTAATTTGGAGTTCACGAATCCCGCCACCGTATTTCTGGGATTCGACTCCTCACAACGATATTTTTCAAAAATCTCCTTTTTCAACAACAACTCTCCGCGAAGCATAAGTTCGTCATTGTGCTGATAGTCAATATGACAGAAATGTTTCATCAAATACGATATGTCCCTACCATACTCGCCGTTTCCTCTGGTATACAGTTTAGGTATTTTATTGGGTTTTTTATGTATCAAACACGATACTCCATCTAGTTTATCCGTAACGACAACATGTTTCAAAGGTTTATTGATAACTTTCTTCTTATCCATACTTCCCATATGCACAGGCAATTTTACCTTTGCGCTGATATTTTTCATGTTATCGTGCCCAATGTTGTTTTTGACAAAATCGTCATCTTTAGAACCCACAAACTCCTTCACAACATCGTAAGATTCGTCCGACAAATAAGACTCGGTTTGCTCGTCCTCGTTGTAATACAATTTATCCGCTTCCAACAAAACCGTTTTTAACACATCTAATTTCAAAGAGTTTAGATATTGTTGGGATGGATTGTTGTTCAACACGGTAATTATTTTCTGTGGAACTTTCATCTTTATATATATATATTTTTTAAATTATTTAAATGATTATTTGATTTTAAGTTTAAACTGAAGTCTCGATGTACACCATAATTCTCAATCAATTTTTATCACTGTCCGTATTTTTGGATAACGCGTACGAATATACCACTAATAAATTATGTGATATCTTCGATAATGTTATCATATATTCAATTGTTCACGATCTGTCTGATCCTTTTAAGAAAACATACTCTTGTATATTCTTTCCATTTTTACATCTTACGGTCAATCACGCAATTTTTGAATATTATCTACATACAAATAACATATTTGACAATGCTTCGTTCTTTTATGAAAGTCTCGTCGTACACAACCGTAAACTGTTACATTTTGTATCAAATAAATCGTTGAAAAAAATCACATCCGATTTCAAAAAACTTGATCACTTATCCATAACCGCTGGTAATTGTATCTTCAAGAAAATGTATAAAACAATGACAGACACTCAACTAACCGCAGATCACATTTGTGTTTTATTGAAAAAGGAACTCGGTACAAATGTAATATGTACAAACAACGAATTAGAAGAAATTACATTTAAAGATATTGATGTAATTAATTAATCAATGGAAAATCATAAACTTAGCAATGTATGGGTTATATATTTTCATGATTTTATGGACACCAATTGGAACAGAGAAAGTTACGAGAAACTAGTATCTATCGATAATGTTGTTGATTTTTGGACTATTTTCAATATCATTAAAGAAAAACTCTCTGTTGGTATGTTTTTCTTTATGAAAAAACATATTTTCCCGAAATGGGATGATAATGAAAATACTAAAATGAGTTATGTATCCATTAAGATTTTGAAGACAAACGCAGCATGCTTTATGGAAAAAATACTTATACATTTAATGACCGATACATTGTATAAAGAAAATCCACAATTAATTAACGGATTGTCGATAAGTCCCAAGAAAAACTTTTGTATTTGCAAAATTTGGATAAACTCTATAGACGATATTCACAAAAATATTAAATTGTATAATATTCCGAATGATTATCACGGTGAATGTTTGTTTAATGATTTTTAAACTATTCTTGTTGAGGCGCTAAACACAACTTTACCGATCCTAACGATCCCACGGTATATTGAATGATTAGGGGATAATCGTTCTTCAAATACAACTCGACGGTATTTGAAAGATTTGTGCACTTCGTAAACAACACCAGATATTTTACATTGTACACTCCCTGAAAGATCTCCTGTGAATTATCAATCACAGTTTGATCGCTATCACTGATAATGATTTCCTGACTACAGAAATCACCAAGACAATCAAATATCAACTGGTTGTTGATGTTCTTAATCTCAACATATTCAGATAAGTTGTTTATGTCTCTACATATCTTTTGAAAGTCGTTCGATGGTAAAGTTATCACCGAATTGAAAATAGCGGAGGGAATTTCGAAATTTGTGTTTTCTAAATCAAGAAGATTCAACTTGGTGATTCTTCGTGTGTTCTTCTCGGAGTTCTCCAGTTTGATACACAAGTGATTACAATCGTTTTTATACATGTACAATGTTAATGTGTCATTGTTATTTATCGTCCTAATAATTTTGTTTAAATTTAGGATATTTACACCAATCAACTTCTTTCCGTCACAATGATAATATTCAAATTTGTCAGCATCCAGTTTTAAATGAATTAAAATGATGTGCGAACTGTCCATGGTACATATCTTGATGTATTCTTCATTAATTTCAATTACTGTATCTGTCAAAATTTCTTTCAACGCTTCAACCAACACTTTAATGGTTGAAGATTGAACGGTTTTAATCTCCAAACTGTATTCCTCATTAGGTGTAGATGACATTTTTGTAAACACCTCATATGTTTTTCTTAAATATTTTATATAACAAATGGAACCCTATATTTTCTATAATGACTCCCTCAACCAAAAAAATAAAATGTTAAGACAAAATTTAATTAATTCCAAATTTTTCTACTTCCCCTCTTTATATCAATATTTAATACTTAAATACGATATTCTCCTCACAAACCGGAAACTTTCCTCTTTCAGTCGGTTGTATAGTATTCCTTGGAAAATCTCATTTTTTGATAGCAAATACAAGATCGAAAATAACTATCCACACACCCACGGTGACACCATTTATTTTCCTAATCTATATTTCACATTGCCCCAATCAGAACGCATCGATCTTCTTATTCACGAAAAAATACACATTTATCAAAGATATTATCCGATTCCTTACCATAAAATATTGTTAAATTATTACAATCTTAAAGTTTCACAGTTAGTCTTCACACATCCAGATTTTGAAAATGTAAGACAAAACCCAGACAACAATCTGTTAATCTATAACGATGACAATGAATATAGATTACCCTTGTTTATCGACAATCCAAAATCAATTGCAAATGTTAAAGATAAAGTATACAATAAACACAACAAAGTTACTCCTTATTCGAAATTAAACCCGAACGATCATCCGAATGAAACATTTGCATATTATCTAACAAGTGCAATTTCCAAAAATCAAATTCCAAATTATATAAAAAAACTTATTTAATTATTTAGCTAATTTGTTTCTCCAAATTCATTTTATTATTTAGCTAATTTGTATTTCCAAATTTTATTTAATTTAGCTAATTTGTTTTCTCCAAATTTATTTAATTTAGGTAATTTGTTTTTTCCAAATTTATTTAATTTATTTTTAATTAAATGCTAGCTTATCAAATGATATTGTATTATAATTACCTGTTATATAGTTGTTGTTCTGATGTAAATTAGAACCTATTATTAAATTATGACCACTTACATTTACAACATTTGTTTCGTACAAGGTGTTCAAACCGGAATCAGACAATCCTGTATCTATCTTTGATGATCCATTTTTAATATAATTGTATGTTAATTTATATAATTGTTTCAGATTACCGTTGTTATGATGTCTGGTATATATGTCATTTATGTTTGGTGTCTGACCCCACCCAATATGTTCGTTATATTTTTTCTCATAAAATATCGGTTTAGATGAGTTTCTCCATTTTCTGTATGTTATATGCGGAAACAGTCCGTTATCGTCTATTAACTCTATACTTCCGGTCATCGATGAAGTAACATAATATTTCGTCTTTCTTGTTTCCTCATCCACACTCCTATTGAATTTATATGTGTTGTCGAATGCGAAAGCGCAATTATCGTATGTATTGATGAACTCGACTACAAACATGTTCGTCCCGGGTGTGTGTAACGATCTGTGAGGCACCCTTACAGATTCCACATCAACTCTATATCCGTAATTGCTTCCGAATTCCTTATTTGGCAAGTCACTATAAAACGCTTCAAAATCCAATTTGAATTTATATTTGAAAAAGTCATGATTAGGATCAACCGTTCCCAAGAAGAAATAATAATTGGGACTCACAAAATCGTTCACCGCTATTCCTGATATTTTATTCAATCTGTCCCCGTTTGTTTTGTACATACTGATGTTAACAAAATCTTTGAAATCCATATTTGAGGTGGACACATTCTCGTACAACTCTATAGTACTCATATCCACATTTGAACCGTCTGGTACCAATACTCCTTGTCCGTCCGTGTAGTCAACGCCATCAAACAATCGACCAGACCAACCTGACAACCAATATTTGGGAACACCAAAATCAAACAATCCGCTAATCTCCTCCAGTTCTGTACCCGTCTCGAACACACCGAACAACGATTTAAACTCACATGTTCTGTTTTCGTGAAACAATGTCATCAACTGATAATCGTTCGTATCATTTACCGCCAACACTTTTGCCACATCGTCTGCGTTTGGAAATAACGGAAAAGTTGTATCATTTATCGTTAAATTACCAACCACCTCTAAGTTACCTTGTACCACATAATCCCCATTAAATGTTAACTCTGACAATATGTTTATATTGGATGTTACTATATTTGATGTGTAAAGCATCGGTGCGTATATACGATCGTTCACTGATAATACGCTGTCCATGTACACATCTGTACCAACACTCAACAAAGAAGATGTTAAGACAGTTACGGGCGTGTTTTTGTCCCCCGTGAAGAATGATAGAGTGTTATCATTGGGTGTTACTTCTGCTGATATGAATGTATCGCCGTCTATATCTATCACCCCACCAAACGGTAACCACTCCTTCACACCATCTCCCAAATCATGCAATCCTTCAAACCGTATGGTGTCGTTGTTGTAATAAATCGAACCTGTTGGTGCGGTAGTTGCTGTTGGTCTATCCACATTAGTTCCTATCGGTATTTTCAACACCGAACCATTGACATACAAGTTACTGTTTATATACGCATTTTGGTACATATGCACATCCTTCATCAAATACGACTTCTGATTCACCGAAAGTATTCCCTCACACAAAATATCTGACGCTTCGCTTATGTTAGTCAATGTGTTTGCAATCAATGAACCAACGCTTAATGTTCCAATTATCAATACATCATTGGAAAAGGTTGCTTTATCTTTCAATTCTATTTTTTTGTCTATTACGACATTGGTATGGACGGATAATGTATCGGATGTAAATATAGCAGATGGATTTACTTTACTTCCAGTGAAAAATGTTAATGTGTTGTCGTTCGGTTCGTTTTCTGCAGTTATGAATGTGTCCCCGTCTATATCCACCACGCCACCAAATGGCAACCACTCCTTCACACCATTTCCCAAATCATGTAATCCCTCAAATCGTATGGTGTCGTTGTTATAATATACAGAACCAGTGGGTGCAACACTCGGTAATGGTCTATCGGTTTCCAATCCGTTGGGTACTTGTAATATATTACCATCAATTATTAAACTCTGTTCAATATATACTGGTGAACTAACAGATAAAGATCCTTGTATAAATGTATCATTAAATATAGATAATGTTCCTGTTATATATACGCTATCATTTAATGATAACGAACCCGTCAAATTTATATTTCCTAAAACAGATAAATCCGAGTGAAGAATGGTGTCACCGTCCACTTCTAACAATTGTTTAACATAAACATTTTTCGCTACAGACAAGTTTTCAGATGTTTGATTATTACCTTTATTCTTAGAGTGACCAAAATTGATATCTCCCGCATTACCCTGATTGTCCTTAATATTTAAAGTTTTTTTTCCAGTTTGTGTGTCTGTCTCAACACTAAACACAAAATCATCGACATACAACGTGTTCCCACTTAAGTACAGATCTCTCCATCTATTGGTTGATGCTCCCAAATCATATATCATATTATTATCGGGAATCAAATGACTTGTAATCTTACCACTCACATCTAAATTGCTTGTGATTACTGTCTTTGAAACACTCAATACGCTATCTACATTCATATGATTGATCGAAACATCAATCTGATTAGATGTTATTGTCATGCGGGTTATATTAGATTCCCCTGCGTACATATTTATTTCGTTATCATTTGTTGTTATGAATGTGTCCCCGTCAACATCTCTTACACCACCCAAAGACACCCATTCTTTGTTATTGTTACCAAAATCGTACAATCCTTCAAATATTTTACTTGTTTCGTTAAAGAATATAGAACCCGTTGGTGTAGTAAATTTGTCTGGTCGCGCGGACATCATACCTGTTGGGACTTTTAAAATTGAACCGTCCACATACAAATTATCTTGTACAGACATTTGTCCTTTCAAATAAATGTTCGCATGAACTTCCAAGTTTGACAACAAATATACAGTTTCGTTTGTTGTCAGTGTATTCTTCAAAGTAACAGTATCGTCCACAATCAAGTTCGACTGCAAATGTGTGGTGTTCTTGGTAGTCAAGGTGTTGTTGAAATACACCATATCGTTTACCGACAACGACCCCTGTATGTAGGTGTTGTCATACACAGACAGACTGCTTTGTATCACGACCTTATCGTCCACAATCAAGTTCGACTGCAAATGTGTGGTGTTCTTGGTAGTCAATGTGTTGTTGAAATACACCACATCGTTTACCGACAACGACCCCTGTATGTAGGTGTTGTCATACACAGACAGACTGCTTTGTATCACGACCTTATCGTCCACAATCAAGTTCGACTGCAAATGTGTGGTGTTCTTGGTA